TGCTTATCAAGAGGAGGTGGTGTTGTTATTGGAAGATATAATGAAGAATATTAATAATAGGACCTTCCATATAAAAAATGCAATCGAGTGGAGAAAGCTTACCAACTTCGGTATTTAGAGAATTGATTACATTATCCAAAGTGAATGAAACATATTTAAGAGTTGAAGGCTCTGGCGGCGTACGACGTGAATTGAATGAATTCTTTTCTTTCTATGCTCCAGGGTATAAATTTATGCCTGCTTATCGTAACAAATTTTGGGATGGTAAGATAAGGTTATTTGATGGTAATAAAAATACAACATATCTCGGTCTACTACCTTATATAAAAGCTTTTTGTAAAGATAGAGATTATGATATAGAGTTTGATGAAGAGTTAGAATATTGTAATGAATGCTCTCTTTCTGAAGTAGATGAATTTGCATCTACATTAAATTTACCTTTCCAGCCTAGAGAATATCAAACAGAAGCGGTTGCTCACTGTATTCGTGAGAATAGAGCAATGATACTATCACCTACAGCTTCTGGTAAGTCTCTTATTATATACTTACTTACACAATTTTATCAAGAACATAAAACATTAATTATTGTACCAACTGTATCTCTTGTTACACAGATGGCTGGAGACTTTAAAGACTATGGTTATAAAGGTAATTGTAAGTTAATTACAGCTGGTGTTGATAAAGAAGTTATTGACGAACGTATTACAGTAACTACATGGCAATCTATCTATAAAATGCCTAAAGACTGGTTTGATCAATTTAATGTAGTTATAGGAGATGAAGCTCATTTATTCAAAGCTAAATCTCTTACTTCTATTATGACTAAGCTTACTGATTGTAAATATCGTTTTGGTTTTACTGGTACGTTAGATGGGACAGAAACACATAAATTAGTACTGGAAGGTTTATTCGGTGCAGTAAAAAGCTTTGTAAAAACAAAAGATCTAATTGAATCTGGTACAGTAGCAGATTTAAAAATTAAAATTTTAGTCTTGAAATATGCTGAAGAAACAGCTAAAATTAATAAAGATAATAAATTTCAAGATGAAATGGATTTTATTGTAAGAAATGAAAAACGTAATAAATTTATTACTAATCTAGCTAAATCATTAAACGGTAATACTCTTATACTATTTCAATACGTTGAGAAGCATGGTAAGGAATTATATGCACAGATTGAGAGATCCCTAAATACTAATAGAAAAGTATTTTTTGTTTTTGGTGGTGTTGATGCTGAGACACGAGAAAGTGTTAGACAAATCGCAGAACGTGAAGACGATGCAGTCATTATTGCATCTTATGGAACGTTTAGTACCGGTGTCAACATTAAAAATTTACACAATGTTATATTTGCGTCCCCGTCCAAATCTCGAATTAGAAATTTACAATCTATTGGTCGAGGCCTCAGAAAATCCGAAACAAAAGAGGCAATGACATTATATGATATTGCTGATGATTTGCAATATAAGAAAAAAGTAAATTATACTCTCAGACATCTATATGAGAGAGTAAAAATATATAACGAAGAACAATTCCAATATAAAATTTATAAAATAAAATTGGAGTAGATATGCATCAAGGTCTCAAAGTACTAAAATTAACTTCCGGTGATACTATCGTAGGTCATTGCACTACAAGAAAATCAAGCTCTATCATACAGGTAAATGATCCTGTACAGTTCACAATGATGTATAGAGGAGATAGTTCAGGCACATTAGTAGCTCAACAATGGTTAGAAACTGATGAGAAATCTTTTTCTATACATAAAATGCAAATTGTAGCAGTTGCTGAACCTAATGATATGTTAAAAGAGTATTATTTAAATAGTTTAGAAGATCTATCACAAATATATGAAGAAGATTATGAAGATATAGAAGAACTAGTTAACTTCGATATAGATAAACAAACTATTCATTAGTTGCATTTTAATAAAAAGTATTATATAATATAATTGTATTCTTAACAAGGTATAATAATGGCTAAACGTAAAAGAAATGAATATGTAAATAATAAAGATTTTTTAGCAGCATTAATTAAGTACCGTGATGATGTAAGGGAAGCAGAAGCTTCTAATAAATCTAGACCACGCGTCCCTAATTATGTAGGTGAGTGTATAATGAAAATTGCAACTCATTTAGCACGCAAACCTAACTTTATAAATTATACATTTAAAGATGATATGATATCAGACGGTATTGAAAATTGTTTGCAGTACATCGATAATTTTAATCCAGATAAATCAAATAACCCGTTTGCTTATTTTACTCAAATTATATGGTTTGCATTTTTACGTAGAATTCAGAAAGAGAAAAAATTATTATATGTAAAATATAAAATGACTGAAAACGTAAATATGATGGAGATGACGTCAGATCGACAAGGCCATGATATTGGTGGTAACTTTAATGATAGTATTAAAATGAGTGAATGGTCAACCGAGTATATGAGTAATTTTATAAATGACTTCGAAGAGACAAAGCGTCGCAAAGTCAATAAACGTGAGCAGAAAAAAATAGATGAAAATAGCGCTAGTAACTGATACGCACTTTGGTGCTCGTAATGATAATACAGCGTTTGCAGACTATTTCGGAAAATTTTATACAGATATTTTCTTTCCATATCTAAAAGAGAATAATATTGATACTATTATTCATCTAGGCGATATCGTAGATAGACGCAAATATATTAATTACCAAACCCAAGCTCATATGCAAAAAGCTTTCATTGATCCTGTCATTGAAAACAATTACACTATGCATGTGATTATTGGTAATCATGATACGTATTATAAAAATACTAATGAAATAAACTCAATGCAGCAGTTATATGGTACTACTGGGTATGAGAAAATTAAATGGTATGATAATAATCCAGCAGTAATAAATTTTGACGGTTGTGATATTATGCTTCTACCTTGGTTGTGTAGTAATAATATTGAGCCTTTTATGAAAGAAGTAGATAAAACTACAGCTCAAGTATTATTCGGTCATCTTGAGCTTAAAGGTTTTGAGATGTATAGAGGTGCAATTAATGATCACGGTTTTGATAGTTCTCTTTTCAATAAGTTTGATATTGTATGCTCTGGACATTTTCACCATAAAAGTACAGTCGGCAATATTAACTATCTCGGCTCTCCTTACGAAATTACTTGGTCGGACTTTGATGATCCTCGCGGCTTTCATATTTTTGATACTGATAGTAGGGCAATAGAGTTCGTTAAAAATCCATATACAATGTTTAATAAAATATTCTATGATGATGAAAATCAGACTATGGAATATGTTGTTAATCAAAACTATGAGCGTTTAGCAAATAGTTATGTTAAAGTGATTATTAAGAATAAAACTAATCCTTATTGGTTTGACATGTTTATGGAGAAGCTTGAAAAAGTAAATCCTATTCATATTCAAGTTGTAGAAGATCATTTGAATCTCGATCTAGAATCAGATGATGATATTGTAAGTGAAGCAGAAGATACTATGACTATTCTGCACAAGTATATTGATAATCTAGAAGTTAATGTAAATAAGACACAACTAGAGACAACAATAAAAGATTTATATTCTGAAGCACTATCGGTGAGTTAATGATCTATTTTAAATATCTTCGTTGGAAGAATTTTCTTTCAACTGGAAATGTATTTACTGAATTAAAATTAGATAAAGCAAAATCTACTCTTGTAGTAGGTGAAAATGGTGCTGGTAAAAGTACTATGCTCGACGCTTTGTCCTTTGCTCTGTATGGTAAACCGTTTCGTAAAATTAATAAACCTCAACTTATGAATACTATTAACCAAAAAGGTTTAGAAGTGCAAGTTGAGTTTCGTGTTGGTAAAAAAGAATATATGATCGTACGAGGTGTCAAACCTAATAAGTTTGAGATTTATGAGAACGATAAAATTATTAATCAAGATGCAGCAGCTAGAGATTATCAAGAAGTCTTAGAAAAAAATATTCTTAAACTTAATCATAAATCCTTTAGTCAGATTGTTGTACTAGGTAGTAGTACGTTTGTTCCTTTTATGCAACTTCCTTCAATGCATCGTAGAGAAGTTATTGAAGACTTACTTGATATTCAAATTTTCTCTACGATGAACACTCTTTTAAAAGATAAAGTAAATAATAATAAATCTGAAATTCTTGATAACGACTATAATATTAATCTTGCTGAAGAAAAGATTAAAATGCAGCACCAGTATATTGATGAGTTAAAGCAAAACACTGAGAAGCGCGTTAATGAAGCTAAGGTAAAAGTAGTCAAAGCAGAAAAAGAAAAACAAGAATATAATACGTTAATAGATACTCTTCAAGATCAAGTTAATATATTACAAGAAAGTATTTCTGATTTTGAAAGCTTAACTAAAAAGAAATCTAAGGTAGAGCAGCTAGAATATAAACTTCAAGAAAAAATTAAAAAGCTTGAACATGATATTGAGTTCTATCAAGATCATGATAACTGTCCTGTGTGTAAGCAAGACATCGAAGAAGACTTTAAAGATCAGACGATTGAAGAAAAAGAAACTTCATTAAATGAGACTGTAAATGGTTTTAATCAGTTAAGAGAAGAATGGCAATCGATTAATAATCGTATACAAGAAATCTCTGAAGTACAGTTAGATATTTCGTCTAAGCAGAATGAAATTAGCAGTAACAATTCTCACATCAATGCTTTAAATAAACTTATTGACAGTATTAATGAAGATATTACCAGTATTGATGATAGCGATAAATCAGATAAGTCAGATAAAAAGAAATTAGAGACATTAGAAAAAGCTTTAGTTAAACTACAATCTTATAAAGAAGAAATAATAAATGAGCGATCTGTTTTAGATATTGCATCGATGATTCTTAAAGATTCTGGTATTAAAACTCGTATTATTAAACAATATATTCCAGTAATGAATAAACTTATTAATAAGTATCTTGCTGCAATGGATTTCTTTGTTGACTTTCAGCTTGATGAAAACTTTAATGAAACTATAAAGAGTAGGTTCCGAGATGTATTTTCCTATGCTTCCTTCTCAGAAGGTGAAAAGATGCGTATTGATCTTGCGTTATTGTTTACTTGGAGAGCTGTATCAAAGTTACGTAACTCAGTAAGTACTAATCTTCTTATTATGGATGAAGTATTTGACTCATCTTTAGATAATACTGGTACAGAAGAGTTTTTAAAGATACTAAATGACTTGACTTCTGATACAAATGTCTTTATAATAAGTCATAAAGGTGATCAACTCTATGATAAATTTCATAGTGTTATTCGTTTTGAGAAGCATAAAAACTTTAGTAGGGTTGCAGCATGATAATGAATTTAGTGAAATCAAATGATCCAATATTAAAACAGAAATGTGAAATGTTTGATTTTGATAATCCACCGATGGATCCATTAAAATTAGCGCTTGACTTAAGAGAGAGTATGATATATCATAAGGGTATTGGTTTATCTGCTTGTCAGGTTGGTATACCATATAGAGTATTTGTTGCTGGTGATCCAGGTGATATTGATAATATTAAAGTATTTTTTAATCCGAGAGTAGTTGATGCAT